CTTTAGCCTGTCCCCACCATTCCGGCCGTTTCTTAAACCCCCATTCCATCCAGGATTTCGGGGCGGATACGGCGCCCTTTTTGCCGGTAGCAAGCGAAGATTTTCGGCCATAGAGCATGCTGTCCAGTATTGTGTTGTTATCCTGGGCGGCGAGAGCTTCCTGATAATCTCCGGCGCGGCGTTTATTCATCTCGTCGATCTGACGGTAATAAGCGCGGGATTTCTTTTCGCCGATCCGTTGCCACCAGTTCATCGCGATCTGACGGTGCGCTTCGGGCAGGATATTGAGTTCGCTGGCTTCGCGCACCGGGGCGCCGTCTTTGTATCCGTAACTGCCATCGGCGTGCAAAAATATCTGCTTGCCGGAAATATCCTGATACGTGCGGTGCACAATCAACTGCTTGGTAGCGCCGGTTGGTTGTTTCACAAGAATTTTCTGCATAAAACAAATCTCCTTTTTGTTTTTTTTATGTATAAATAGCGCGCCGCGCGCGGCGCGCTATTTACCGGTTATTCACCCACTACAAGCATTTGCAGCGTTACTTCCGCGGGCGCGATTGTGGCCGGCAGTTCGATTAGCGGGCCTAAATCGTAGGTCGTGGATGCCGCGGTTTTTGGCAGTCGCGGCGCGGCGGCTTCGGCGCCGGACGAGTCTTTCACCAGGGCACCGTCTTCAGCGGATGCTACTGTTGTGGCGCCGGTAGAGACGCCCTGCGTGAATATTTTTATTTTGTGATTTACCTTGTCGTATTTATAGACAAAGCCATTCGCGGGTGGCTGCTCGATCAGGGCAAAATCAATACCCTTATGCAGGCCGAAAGCGCCGATCGCGGGTAGTGGCACGCCGCCGGTGGGGTAGGTCAGCGAGCCGTCGCCGAATGTTATCTGCGCCAGCGTGAAATTTTTATACGCGCCGGCGCCGGCTATATTTCTTTGCGCGGGGGTTACTGCTACCGCCACGTTGGTTGAAGCTATTGCGGCCATATTGGCCTCCTTTCGTTAAAGTTCATTTTATTTGCGGCGCGGGACATTTCGCCCGCGCCGGCTGGTTTTAATCTTTCACCCGGATATTTTGCGGGTTAGGTCGTCTCCACCATGTTTGCCAGGTTTGCCTTTGTTTCATCCAAAGGTTTTACCAGGACATAGGGGCGGGCATGACCGGCGGCGGAGCCGACGGCCTGGGTTTTGACCTCGGCCACAATTTCCTGACCGGGATACAAAATAGTGCCTTTGGGCGCCTTGTCATATACGACCTTGCCCTGGGCGGCGGTGAGAAATTTCAAAAGCCCGATTTCCGAGCGATTGGTGTCACTGCCGGCGGCGGGGCGCAGGTCAAAAGACATCTCTGGTGTCGCGGATGAGCCGACGCAGGTTTCGGTAACCACTGCGCCCACTTCGATGATTTCGCACTTCATCGGGACTATAAAATGCCCGACATCTGCCGGGGACTGATCAAGGTCCACGCCCGCGGCGTCGTCGTAATCAATCACGCCATTGTAGGGCAGGGCCATAATTCCTTGCTGTAACATAATGTATATCTCCTCTCGTTCGATAGTGTTGGTACGTGCCGCGGGCCAAAGCCCGCGGCTATTTAATCAACGTCTTGCCGCGCGATTTTAAGCGCTGCCGATTTTAACAATGCGGCATTCGCGGTCGTTCGCGCTCTGGAACAGCACGTCGTAGGCGACGGTGCCATACCAGACTACGGCTTTCTTGCGGCCGAAATCGGATTTGTAGTTCATATCCGCGCGCAGGTGCGGATATTCCACTTCGATACGGCCCACGGCGTCTTCGCCGAATACGACGCCTTCGCCCAGGACATTGCCAGAGCCGATGGAGTCGGAAAGCGCGTTTTCGTGGTTGATTTCCACGGTGCGGATGTTTTCGATCATGCCCACTTCATTGCGATACAGGATATCGCCTTTGCGCAGGTATTTGTCGAAAGACATGAGCACGCGGTCGTTTTTCAGTCCACGCAGGGCTTTTGTCGCGAAAAGGCCGATATACCATTCGCCGTCATAAAACGGCGTGTGCAGGACATTGGCCAGGTAATCGCGGAGCACACCCATGTGGTCTTTCGTCAGATTGACCAGGGCGGATGTGGAAGGCGTGCCGTCCGTGTCGAATACGCCGCCGGTGAGCGACGTAGGGATAAAGGCCACTTTGGCGTTTGTGCCGGTAAAGGCTTGCGCCGCGGCTGTATCCATCGCGAGCATCATCTGATCTTTGAGCGCTTTTTGCGCGCCGGCTTCCGGATCGAGCGCGGAAAGGTCTTTGGCCAGTGATGTAAATTCCACGCCGCGGCCCCATTCTTTGATCGTGATGGTGTAGGTGCCCATCTGGAGCTGATCTATGGGGATGCGGGTTTCTTCTTCAAGCTGCGCCGAAGTCGGTTCATCAACCGGCTTGTAATAGGGCAGGGTTATGGTTTCGCCCATGCCTCTGCCGAAGCTGTTTACCTTTTTGGTAAAAGGCACTATTTTGAATTTGAGCGCGGCCAGCTTCAATAAATCTGCTGACATCGCGTGACTTTTGTATGTGCCGGATGCGGCATCATACGTCCAGGAGTATGTTCTTCCCATAATTTAGAGTCCTCGCTTTCTGTGGTTATAATCGCCGCAGATTGTTCGCCTCCTCGATAGCCTCGGAAAGCGACATGGGTTTATCTCTTTCCGTGGGTTGGTTATTCGGCGCGGGTGGTGCTCCGCCGCGGCTCAAGGGCTGTAATGCGTTGACCTGAGCGGCGATTTGCGCCGGATCTGGCGCGGGCGGCGCGCCGGGGGGGTTAGGCATAATCTGAGCGTGATATTGTTTTGTTTGTTCCGCGGCCCAGGCGATTTGATCGTCGAGCGTGGCTTTTGTGCCGTCGGGTTTCGCTTCGGGCGCCTGTGAACACATCATCCAGAAATATCTGTCGTCCGGGGCCAGTCCGATTTCGGGCGTGGTTATTTTTTGCCGGACATAAGCGATTATTTCTTCGCGTGTGGGCGCGGCGGGCGTGTCGGCGGCGGCGTTGGGGCTTGCTGCGGCGGCGCGGGGCGCGGGGGTCACTACTTTTTGGCTGGCCAGTAAAATATCCCGGTCGCATTTGGCCTGTAACTTGGCGACCTGGACGCGGTAATCTTCCGCGTCGGGATCAAGTGCGTCTATCTCGTTAAGGAGTGTGGCGCGGCGCTCGGCGGCAAAGGTTTCAAATTCTGTTGCCGCGAGGTTTTGGGCTTCGGCGCGTTCGTGTGTTTCGCGCTCGGCGTTTATTTTGGCTTCCAATTCGGCCAGTTTTTGCGACTTCGTGGTAAAGGCGGCCTCAAGCGCCTTGTAGCGCTGTTCTATTGTTTGGCCGGTCTCGGGCGGCGCTGCCGCGTTGTTTGGCGCGGGGGAAGCCTCTGGTGCGGCGGGGGGGGCTTTGGGCGAGGGAGAAGGTTCAGAGAGGCCTAAAGGGGCGGCATTGCTTCCGGGTTCGTCCTGCGGATTGTTTGGCGGTATTACGTCAAACTGTTCCAGACCATCCCGCATAATCACGTCCAGATTAGGTGTGTTCTCTGCTTCTTGTCCTGCTGTCGCTTTTTCCGTCATATTTTACTCTCCTTATTTCCCGGTGTGTTCGTTGGTTCCGAGGCCGCGCGTCGGTGTGTTCGCCAGGGGCGAGGCCGCGCGTCGGTGTGTTCGGTTAGTGCCGAGGCCGGGTTTATTATTAGCGTCGTAGTGGCGCTAATTGGCTATGTGCGCCGCGGCGTGACCGGCGGGCGGGGATTGCGCCGTCCGAGGGTTTGCCTGCGGCTGTCTTCCCTGATGAGGGGAAGCGTTCTTTACTCCTCACTGCTAGGCCGCAATTTTAGCGCGGTGAGTCGTTTTAATGCTTTGACGGCGGCTGCTTCTTTAACTCCCATGTCCGTCAGCAGCGAAATAAGAGCTTGTGCTTCGGGATCGTCAGCCATTAATTCGTCGATACGCCGTTGCAGGTGTCCCTGCACCAGCTTGATTAATTCCTGGCCGGCTTGTGATCTGGTCAGGCCGATAAATTGCGCTTTCTCGCGCAAAAGCGCTTCTTCTTTCGCGCGGGTGTCTTGGTCTTTTTGCTTTTCAATCAGTTCTTTCGGCCGATTGGTAATGATGTCGGTGGCGGCGCCGGGGTTCATGCGGTTATCTCCTCTCCTTGTGTTGGCGCGGCGTTTTGTGGCGGCGCCGGGCCCGCGGGTGGTGCGTTTTTTTCGCGTTGTTGTGCGGCGGCGATTGCTTGCTCTTTTTTCATGGCGGCCATTTGTTCAAACTCGCCGGCTTCGATCATCATGGCTTCTTCTTCGGACACAAATAATTTTTCATCTATAAGGTTCGTGCGGATTTCCAGTGATTTCAGCACACTGGAAGGACGAACATAGGGCGCGTAGCGCGGTGATTGAGATAGGGGAATAACGACGCTTTTCAGATTGGTCAGCGCTTCGTTTTCTTTCATCAGTGCTTGGATGCCGGAAATATGGAAAGTGCCGGAAATTTCCGGGATGCCGGCTATGCCGGCGGGTGATGCCGGTTCGCTTTCCTGCGCCGGATGAATGCCGAACTCGTCTAATTCTTCGCGCGTGAAAATATCCGTTAGGTCTTGCCAGGTCGCGTAAAGGCGGATGAATTCACACCCGGCGCTGACAATATCAATCGCGCCGCCTTCGATATTTTCGCCCATCAGCGAATAAACGCCCAGGGCTTGATCCAAATTCATCGCGGCTTCGCGGTAAGTCATGTCTTTGCGGTAGCCAGGCAATCCCTGCACCGCGTCGCTGACGAAAGAGCCGCGCTGATAATTCTGATCGTGATACTGCATATTGGCCAGGATTTCGTTAGTCTTGGAAACGCGGCGCACTTCCCGCACCGCTTGTTGACCGGATACTGTGTCTTTAACCAGGTATTCCTTGCCCGGCCAGCTTTCCGTGTCCGCGGGGTCAACCAGCGCGTCCACGTTGATTTCGGTCATGGGATTTACTTGCCATTGCAGCGCGTCCTGGTGCAGACACATGAGATTGCACATGGCTTCCCACAAGGTTAGTATGCCTTCGAGCAAGCCGCGGCCGTTGAATTTCAGTAGATCCGGCAGGGGCGAAAAAGCCATGCCCGGCCAGCGCAGTTTTTTATAAGGCGTGGTGGTGGGCGGTTCGATCACGCGGCCGGCGGCGGTAGTGAAACGCGCGTTAGGCAGAAGCATTTCGCCTTTAGGCGAAAGCACCGTGCCCCAAAATTCCGAAGTAAGAATCATTGGACGGTAGTTTGAGCGTTCCCATATCATCCCTTTGCGCGCGGCGATCGCTTCCTGCGTCATCCATGGATTATTAGTGTCTTCCGTTTCCTGCGCGTAAACGCGGCGGACGTTTTGATACTTACCGGCTTTTTCAGCGGCTAAAAGCACATGCCAGTCCAGCCATTCCTGATGTATCCAGTAGAGACCGGATTGCGCGTCGCGCGAGGCGGCGTCGGGATCGCGGTGGATTTTCCACGGTTCCACCAGGGAAAACTGTAAACCGGCGCCGGGTATCCAACGCGGTATTACTTCTTGGGAAATTCCTACTGCCAGTGCCATTGTGGTGGCGTCCACAAAACGCTGCACGAATTTCGCGTGCATGGCGTTTAGCTGCGTATCAAGAATTTTTTGCCAGAATTTTTCCGCGATTTTACTTTTAGCATCATGGATGGTTAAAAAATTCGGCGAAAAGGCGCGTTTAATGGCCGACGCGCCATACTGCACCGTGCCGAACGGTTTGGGCACCACGATGCGGGATTGCCAGTAATCTTTGCGGGCGTAATTGACCGGCTCGTTTTCCAGATAAACACGGTAACAATGCGCCTGGGTTTTACGGATTTCCGTGTTCGCGCGCACGGATTGGTTGACGCAATCCTGGAGATAAGCGGCAAAGTGTTTTTCGTTTTCGCCCGCATACGCGCGGGCGGCGGCTTCGCGTTCGGCCATTTCCTGCTCGTCGATATTTCCGACGTTTTTAGCCGCGGCGTTTTCGCGCTGTTCAATTTGGCGTTTCATATCGAGCATCTGTTTTTTTAAGTTCATAAGCCGGCTCCCGGAGCGTTAGGGAAAATGCGGTCAAAATTTTTCCGGCCCTGCGGTGAAAAACCGCGGCCCGGCGTCCAGTCGCTCATCGCGCAGGGGCATCCGGGATGGCAACGATGCTTGTCCGGCGCGCCGTTCCAGCCGTTTGCCGGTTCAGTTTCCGCGCCGCAATGGGTGCATTTATAAATTTCCGTGGCGTCGTTGTCCTGGCCTGAATATGGCCCGCCGACGCGCATCGGCCAGAATTTTTCTTTATAGCCGCGTTTTTTTTTCTTTTCTGTTTTGTTCTTCGTTTTCAGCATGTTTCACCTATTGAATAATGCGCACATTAGCGCCGCGGGGCGCGTAAATGCCGGTTGTTCCTGGCCCGTAGGACGCGGCGCGGCGCATCCGGGTGATGCGGTCGGCCTTTTCCTTGTTTTTCTGAAATTCCTCGCGCACGGAGTATGGGTGTAATATCGCTGTTCCATAGGCGAAGGCGTTGCCGGTATGGTCGGAGTCGTTCTTT